TACTAATCCTGCCTTTCTATCTGGAGGCGATGCAAGTGCGTGGGCAAGCGATTTATTCCCATCCGCGTCAAGCGGTGGTTTTACTGGTTCAGGCTCACGTTCGGGCGGTGTTGATGGGCAAGGCGGCTTCCCTGCTATACTTCATCCTAATGAAACGGTTATTGACCACAGTAGGGGGCAATCTGCGGGTGGTGGCGACGTGAATGTTATTGTTAATGTAGACGCATCGGAATCTAACGCTAACGGCGATCAGGACGGTTTAGCTTTAGGTAGAGCTTTAGGCGACGCTATAAGAACCGTATTAATCGACGAAAAAAGAAACGGAGGCTTGTTAGCATAATGGCTACTTTCACAGCAATCCCATCAGTCGGCGTAAATCTTACATCAGAGTTTAGGGTTAAAAAGGCTCAGTTTGGCGATGGCTACGCGCAGCGCGTGGCAGACGGCATTAATTCCACAGTAAGGTCATGGTCAGTATCATTCACCGATACCGCAGCTAATATCGACACCATACAGTCATTTTTAGATACTGAGGCAGGCGTGACGGCTTTTACCTGGACACCACCAGTCGGTGCGGTGGGTTTATGGTTGTGTGATAGCTATTCACGTTCAATCGTTGAATACGATCACGAGACTTTAACCGCAACATTTACGGAAATATTCGGCGTATGAGTATCGAGGCTGATGTTCAATCATTATCGCCGAGTGCGATTATTGATTTATTTGAATTGGACGCAACTAGTTTGGGCGATTCTATTCATCGTTGGTGCAACGAGGTTAACGAACTGGGGAACGATGTTGTATGGGACGGCGATACCTACACCCGATTCCCAATCGAGGCCACCGGATTTGAGAAACAAGGATCAGGCAAACAGCCGAGACCTATTTTAAGATGCGCGAATACCACTGGATTAATAGGCGATCTAGCCGCTACGTTAGATGGACTGGTCGGTGCTAAGGTAACGCGCAGAAGAACCTTTATTAAGTACCTCGATGCGGTAAACTTTGCAGCAGGTAACGCACAAGCTGATCCGTTGGTGGCTTTTGCTGAACAGATTTTTTATGTTGATCGTAAGTCAAACGAAAATTGTTTGTTCATTGAATTTGAATTAGCATCGGCTTTAGATTTAACCGGCGTTATGTTACCGCGCAGACAGGTGATTCAGAACGTATGCACATGGACTTATCGAAGTGCTGAGTGTAGTTTTGCTGGTGGTGCTATTGCTGATATTAATGATAACGTGGTGACGGATATTGCATTAGATAAATGCGGCAAGCGAGTTGCGTCATGCGGTATGCGATTCGGTGTTAATGCTGAGCTCCCTTATGGCGGCTTTCCGGGAGCGGGCAAAACATGATAAGCAAGCGCATTAAACAAGAAATAATAGATCACGCCGACGAGTGCGCTCCGCGTGAGTGTTGCGGGTTGGTGGTTATTAAAAAAGGTAAGCGGCAGTATATTAAATGCAGGAATATTGCCGACAATGGGAATGATTTTGCTATTCACCCAGAAGATTACGCAGACGCAGAGGATAGCGGCAAGATAGTTATGGTGGTACATAGCCACCCACGCTCTAATCCATTGCCATCAGATGCCGATTTAATCGGTTGCGAACAGTCAGGTGTTGAGTGGGCGATTATCGCTGGTATTACCAAAGAGATTCACACGTTTAAGCCTAGCGGTTATGTTCAGCCCTTGTTAGGTAGGGAATTTGTCCATGGCGTTTTGGATTGTTATTCGTTTATTTATGATTATTATGATCAAGTTTTAGGTATTAAATTACCGCAATATGAACGGAAACATAATTGGTGGTTAGAAGGTCAGAATTTATATTTAGATAACTTTGAAGCCGCTGGGTTTTATGAGGTAGATGATCTGCAATACGGCGATATGATATTGATGAAAGTCGGTAGTCCAGTGCCTAATCATGGTGCGGTTTATATCGGTGATGGTAAAATCGAACATCATCAAACGATGCGGTTATCTAGTAGAGATGTTTATGGTGGGTGGTATCAGAAGATAACAAGTCATATCATGCGGCATAAAGAGATGAAGCAATGAAAACAATAATGTTATACGGATTTTTAGGCGAACAATTCGGGAAAGTGCATACCTATGATGTTAAATCACCAGCAGAGGCAGTTAGGGCTTTATCTGTAACGCTAAAAGGATTTAAGCAATCCTTCATCGACGGCGGCAGTTATCGCGTGTTATTGGGCGGCAAAGAGGAATTGGAATTAGAGCAGACAATAAACCCATGTTCATCGCGTGAAACAATTAGAATAATCCCTTATATTCAGGGGTCAAGCGGAATAGTAAAAATTGTCGTTGGTGCTGCGTTAATCGCTATCGGTGTTTTTATTCCTGGACCGTGGTCGCCTTATTTAATAAATGCCGGCACAGCATTAATTTTAGGCGGTATTTCTCAGTTATTATTTAAACCACCAGAAGCAGAAACACAAGAGGAAGTTAAAAACCGGCCATCGTTTGTATTTAATGGCGCAATTAACACAACAAGACAAGGTGGCTCAGTGCCAGTATGCTTCGGGCGCGTTATTGTAGGCTCACAGGTTATTTCGGCTGGACTTTCGGTAAGCGAAAACCAAGTAACTAGTAGCGGTGGCGGCAAGTGACAACACTTAAAGGCAGCGGTGGCGGTGGCGGTAAAGGCGGCGGCGGTTCAGCTAGAACACCCGTTGAAGACCCCGATTCACTTTTCTCGAAACAATATGCCCGCGTTATTGATATGGTTTCCGAGGGTGAAATTAAAGGGTTGGTCAATGGCTTAAAATCCGTTTACCTGAATGACACACCCGTCGAGAATGCTGACGGAACACAGAACTTTTCTGGACTATCTTTTGACTGGCGCACCGGAACGCAATCGCAGACATATATTGAGGGCTTCCCGTCAGTTGAAGCAGAAACAGGCGTGTCAGTCGAGATTAAACAAGCAACGCCTGTTGTCAGAACCGTAACAGGCGCGAATTTAGATGCTGTTCGCGTGACAATATCCGTACCAGCTTTAACAAAACAGAATGTCAAAAACGGTGATTTAGGCGGCTCAGAAGTTCAGCTATTAGTAGAAGTGCAAACAGACGGCGGCGGTTATGTAGACGCAGCGATCAGATACACGAACACAACGCTATCAGTCGCATCGGGCGTGACATCATCATTAACAACGGCCATAACTGCCGCCACGCTCAATCTGAGTTGGCTAGGCGATGGTTCAGCGACATTCCAGACTATCACTTATAGGATTGATTATCGTGCCATAGGCGCAGGCTCATGGACTGCGTTGAATACGGGGTCGTTTGAAGGTACGGGACAAGCGGTGTCAAATACTAATTGGTATTGGGGCGGATCTTCATATTCAAGCGCGGCATCAGCCGACAGCAGGACAGTTCAATTTGACGCTCCGGTATCAGATACTTACGAATTTAGAGTGGTGACGCTAACGGGTACGGGTACATTGTCTTTGACGGGTACGGGTAAAATACCTCAAGGTACAGATACGATTAAAGGCAAAACAACGAGCCGGTATCAGCGTTCATATAACATCCCTTTATCCGGTGGTACGTCATACGACATAAGAGTGACACGGGTTACAGCCGACAGCGAAACAACCTCGTTAAGGGACAAAACATACTGGGACAGTTATACAGAAATCACCGAGGGGAAGTTTACCTATCCAAACAGCGCCTTAATGGCCGTTTCTATTGATGCAGAAGGGTTTAGCTCTATACCGTCGCGCTCTTATGAGATTGAAGGGTTAATTATTAACATTCCTTCAAATTACGACCCTTTAACGCGAGTTTATGATGGCGTTTGGGATGGTACTTTTACAACCGGATACTCAAATAATCCAGCATGGTGCTTTTATGAAATGATTGTCAATGATCGTTTCGGATTGGGCGATTTAATACCCGCTGCGTTAATTGATAAATGGTCGCTTTATACTATTGCTCAATATTGCGATGAAATGGTGAGCGATGGTTTAGCGGGATTAGAACCACGCTTCACGATGAATATGTACATCCAGTCACGCGAGGAAGCATATAAGGTTTTAGAGGCATTAGCATCAGTGTTTAATGCGCTCGCATATTGGGCGAATGGGTCTGTCACAGCAGTCCAAGACTCAGTAAAATCGCCGGTAGCATTGTTTACGCCTGCCAATATTGTTGACGGTATGTTTAATTATTCAGGTTCAAGCATAAAAACCCGTCACACAGTCGCGCTAGTGTCTTGGAACGATCCAAAGGACAACTATCGGCAAGCAGTTGAGTATGTGACAGATGATGCAGCTATTACCCGTTATGGTATTGTTCAAACAGAAGTGGCGGCGGTAGGCTGTACATCACGAGGCCAAGCACACCGATTCGGGCGAGCGATCCTTTTTGCTGAACGGCTTGAAACGGAAACAATCTCTTTCAAATGCGGCTTAGATGCGGTTGCCATGACAGTTGGTGATATTATCAACACAACCGACCCAATCAGGGCAGGAACGCGGCGCGGTGGTAGGTTAATATCAGCAACGACAACGGATTTTGTACTCGACGCAGACATTACGATTGATGCTGGTATAGTTTACACGTTATGGGCGGTGATGCCAGACGGGACAGTTGAAAGTCAAACGATACTAACCGGCGCAAGCACTACCGATACCATTACGACAGATGCGTTTAGCGCAACAGCGGCGGCTTATTCGATGTATGTTGTTAGTTCTACTAATTTAGTGCATGAATCCTGGCGTGTTCTATCAGTGGTCGAGTCGGACAAAACAACCGTAGAAGTCACCGCTCTTGAATACAGTTCAGATAAATATGCAGCTATTGAAGATAACTTAAAACTTGAACCCGTCCCAACATCACAGATTAAAAAAGTACCAGATCAGCCTACGGATTTAGTGATTGAAGAATCATTATATCTACTGAGCAGCGCGGTTGCGTCGGCTAGATTAACGGTTAGCTTTAAAGCGAGCGGTTCGCGGTACGAGATTCATTGGAAAAAAGACAATGGTAACTGGGCTATCATTCAATCTCAATCAACGTCAGTCGATATTGAGCCTGTTACCGCAGGCATTTACAGTATAAAAGTGACTGCAGTCAATGCCATTGGTGTTAAATCGCCATTTCTTGAAGTAACACAGGAAGTTTACGGTTTAACCGCGCCGCCAGCAGACGTTACAGGATTTGAATTGGCTGCTATTGCGGGCAGTGCGTTTTTAACATGGGACGCAACGACTGATCTTGATGTGATTGTCGGCGGTAAAATGAAGATACGACATACCACAGACATCGCAACGCCCACTTGGTCAAATGCGACAGACATTGGCGGCGTGATAGCGGGTACAAATATATCTGCAACGCTTCCACTTGTTGAGGGTACTTATTTAGCTAAATGGGTGGATAGCAGCGGCAATCAATCTGTTAATGAAACGGCTATTATCACCAACGCACCAAGCGTCATTGGTATGAATTTTATAGAGTCATTAACTGAGTCTAGTTTCACCGGCACGCATACAGGTACGGGCTACGACGGCACAGGGTTAATACTAGACTCGCTTGAAACAATCGGCGAGCAATTAGACGTTATTAGCACATGGCCTAACTTTTCGTTTCTCGGCGGATCAGTGTCACCCACAGGTGAGTATTTGTTTGCCAGCGCGATTGATCTTGGTTCGGTACAAACATCGAGAATCACAGCCTCACAGGTAGTCGCGGCTTATGATGTGACCGATCTAATAAGCGACAGGCCATTGGTTAGCACTTGGTTAAGTATTGTTGGAGACTTGATCGACGATGTGACCTCGACTTTTTACGTTAGAACGTCAGACGATAATATAACATTCGGAGCGTGGGAAACGTTGATTGTTGGTGACTACACAGCAAGGGCTTTCGAGTTTAAGCTAGTATTAACCAGCTCCTTTGCAGTGCATAATATTCAGGTTCAATCACTATTAGTGAGCATTGATATGCCAGACCGCACATCTAGCGGTGAGGATATAGTTAGCGGCGCGGGGACAAAATCTGTTACATTCCCGTTTAATTATCAGATCATCCCAGCGTTGGGAATTACAGCTCAAAACATGGAAACGGGCGACTATTACGAAATATCGAACAAAGCTGTTAGCGGTTTTGATATAATTTTTAAAAATTCGGGCGGTACTGCTATAAGTAGGACGTTCGATCACATATCCAGAGGGTATTAAAAAATGGCTCAACATGATTACGACATAGCAGATCAAAGCGGATTATCTTTTTTATCCGACCTCAACAATCTAACGGCGGCGATAGTATCGAACAACAGTGGCGCAACTGAACCCGCTACAAAATTCGCCTATCAATTTTGGGCAGATACCACCAGTGGATTATTAAAACAGCGCAATTCAGCCAATTCAGCATGGATAACTATCGGCACGATGGCGACGGCAAATCTTGGATTATTAGCTGAAAGCAGTGTTGATACGGACATTAAAACACTAGCATTACCTGCTAACACGACGATCAGCACTTTTGGTGCCAGCCTTATTGATGATGCCGCAGCGGTTAACGCTCGAACCACACTGGGATTAGTGATTGGTACAGATGTTCAGGCTTATGATGCTGATACAGCTAAACTAGACGTTGTTCAGTCCTTTACAGCAGAACAAACATTTAAAGAACTTAAAGAAACTCAGTACAGCTTAACTGGTACAGTTATTGACCCCGCTAATGGATCATTGCAGTATAAAACTTTAAGTGCTAACACAACATTTACAGAGTCTTTAGTCGATGGTCAGTCAGTTACTTTGATGATTGATGATGGAACGGCTTATACAATCACTTGGCCTACTATTACATGGGTAGGTGGTTCAGCTCCAACACTGCCCACAACAGGTTATGCGGTTATTGTGTTATGGCAGATAAATGCTGTTTTGTATGGCTTACACACAGGAGATGCTTAATGTTTGCTAGTCAAAGATTGATGGGAGCCCCTGCTAAGGTAACGCCAGAGGTAGCCTATCAAGGCAGAACTATAGACACAGCAACAACAGCATCTTATACATTCACCGATCAGCCTTTCGGGGTTGCTGATACAAATAGACGAGCCATTGCTGTTGTTCATACCAGTGTGAACGCTTCTAGCTCTGACGTAAGACAGGCTAATGTAACCATAGGGGGCATAACTGCGACTCAGCTAGCATCAGCAGTTAACCTAACAACAGACACTTTAGAAATTAGTGTGTGGGGTGTAGACCTCCCGACAGGCACAACGGCTACGGTGGTTGTTGGTCATACGGGTAGCGAAAATCATGACCATTGTAGTTGTTCAACCTACAGGGTCATATCTTCTGAACTTGCTGTTAGCGATTCAGGCACTCATGTTTCCACTGCCACTTGCACAGTCGATGTTAATGTCGCAACGGATGGCGTTGTAATAGCAGGATATATAGCAACTACGGCAACCACAGCGACTACTTGGACTGGCAATTCAGGTTTAACGTTAGATTATGACGTTAATAATAGTGATGGTGATGCTGAAAGAGAGGCTGGCTCATCTGGTGGCAGTCTGGTAGCTGATACAACGTTCACGGTTGCCGCTGCTAATTCAGGGTCGGATAACGCGCTTGCGGTAGTTGCTTGGAACTAATAAAGGAAACTTAGAATTATGAAACTAATTAAAGACAATAACGGAGTACCTGAACCCTACTCTATCTCACAGTTAAAAGCAGACTATCCAAATGTCAGCTTTAGACGTGGTTATCCTGCTTCACAGCTAAATCAATTCGGCGCTTATTATGTAACCGATACAGCAAGACCAGTTATTGATAGCATGATAGAAACTATCAGCGAAGGAACACCCGTTAAAGTAGTCGATGATTGGGTTCAAGTTTGGGACGTTACACCATTATCTCAGGCTGAACTAGATGCTCGCGCTAATCAGGTAGAATATGACAAATTAGCTGAATTAGACAGGCTATCAATCCGCGACATTAGAGAATGGATAGCGGCTCAACCTACAGCAGCTAAAACACTGAAAGACAGAGAAGCATTGGCTGTAGCAGCTAGGGATAGAATAGTCTAATGATAGCCTTATACATACTGGCAGGATTATTATCTACCCCCGTTATTAGCTTCGCGCTGGTGGGGGTTGGATTATTCTTTAAAGTAGATAAGGGTGAGAGGGTATTCAAGGACGGTACATCGACGACACAATACGATCTACCCCAATGGCTGTTATGGTCAACTAATCCCGAAGATGGCTTAACAGGCGACCACAGGGGTTGGTATTGGAATGTCTACATGAAAGGTCGTCCAGACTGGTGGAAGATGCTTGTTTGGTCAGCATGGAGAAACCCATTTAACTACCTAAAGCGGTTCATTTGGGGTATTGATATTAGGAATTACCTATTCTCTAAAGTGGTCGGTCAAGACTATGTAAGAGATGATTTTGATAACACGGGCTTCCAGATATTGAAAGCAACACCAACATCCAAGAAAGGTTTTAATAAGTATCTTCTTTACTGGGTGTATCGCTATGGAAAAAGTGATCGTGCTTTAGTCATTCAATTAGGCTGGAAGATTAAATTAGATCATAACCACGCAGTCGAAGCAGACGAGTGGGATTATTGGAAAGGGCTTACCTTTGAGATTAACCCATACAAAGGCATATTATAATGAAACATTTTACCCCGACTGAGTTTCAGGGTTGGTTTTATAAGTTATCACCAGTCCTAAAAGCTAAGCTCGACGCGCTACGGGAAGAATTAGGCGCGCCGGTTCATTTGTCTAAAGCAGAGGGCAGTATAGGTAGGCGCTTAGGGCTAGATAGCTTGACGCAGCACAACTTCGACAGGTGGGGCGAGGTTCGTGCCGTTGACGGCTATTTACCAGAAGGCGTGACGTATTTAGAATTCTACAACGTAGCAAAAGAAGTAGGCTTCACAGGTATTGGTTTGTACGATGGTTGGTCAGGTGGCCGGGGTTTTCACCTTGACGTTAGAGAAGACCGGGACGAAGGAAGTCCGGCTATATGGGGTGGTACTTATATTTATGACCCTGTAACCAAGAAAGGCAAGACCACCTACGGTAGTATCTGGGAAATTATTGGCTTAGAAACAGTGATAGGATAATAAAATGGACCCATTAACAATTTTAACAGCGTTTATTCCTATGCTCACCGATGGTGCTAGGGGTTTGATTAATATGTGGACAGGCGGTGCGGGGGCTAAACCTGCTAATGCTGAGGAAGCGGTTAAACTCATTGAAGCAGATATTAGGAAAATGGAAGCCTTGGCTAAACTGGACGCTGTTCAGGGTAGCGTTTCTTTATGGGTTAATAACATTAGAGCCTTACAACGTCCCGTATCAGCGGCGATTGTTCTAATATCTTGGGGTATTGTATTGGGTTTTTATGGCGACGTGAACGTTGACACGACGATTAATATCGTCAGTAACCTTGCTGCGAGTGTTATTTTTTATCTTTTTGGTGATCGAACTTATATGCACTTTAAAAAAGGGAAGTAACATGGAAAAAAGAATAACAGAAGTTGAAGAAACAATAGAAACCCTAGCCGCTGATATTGCTGAGCTTCACGAAACGTCGGCCACACAATACCGGCACATCATTGAAATCCAAACAAAGAACACAGAGGCGATTGAAGTGTTAGCGTCAAGCACAAGGAGTCTTGTTGATGCATGGAACACCGCGAACAGCGTGGCTAAGTTTATGAAATGGTGCGGCGGCGTTGCTGTATCCGTTGCCGTTGTTTACGAGATGATTACAGGTAAGCACTTATAGCCACCTTCACGAATGAAGGCAGCATTATAATCTATTGATTTAAAGCTTAACTTTATGGTCTCAGGTGACTCCTAAAAGGGAATATCATCGTCAAAATCATCCGTTGGGACTGGTTGGCTTTCTGCCGGTGCTGCCTCTTGGCTTGGTTTCCATTCATCTACTGCCGCATACCATTTGCCACCTTTCGATTCCTTTACCTGTACGTTAATCCATTCGCCATCTTGTGCGCGTAACCAATTACCTAGATCAGCACGTTTTATTGATATTGAACACTTCACGAAGTCTGGTGCGTTTTCGTGCGGTGCTTTAACTATTAGTCCATCTACAAATTTAATATCGTTGCTCATTTTATTTCCTCGTTGTTAAATTACTTACCCGTCAATCTGCTCAATAAGCACAATAGACTCGCCTTTTTTAAGCCTCACGTTTAATAAATCAATCGCTTCGTCGATCTTTGCTGCCTCAACCTGCTCATAACGTCCCCAACTGTCGAATAAATCATCCAGTGATGTGCGTACACCCTCTATTCTAGCGTTATATTTCATATAGTCCCCCTTAATTCCCCTTAATACCTTGTTAGCTGTCATTTAGTCGCTGTATAAAACGGCATGTTTGTTGGCATCCAGTGCGTGATATTTTCAGTCATTACTTGTTCGCCATAAGTATCAGCGTAAATGTCGCTAGTTTCACAGAAACCGAGGTCATCAAACCATGCTACAAGTGCAACCCTGTTTAAACTTCCATTCTGCACTGTTGCCCAGAAAGGTCTAGCATTCGGGTTTTGCTCAGGCTTGCAAGCTCTTGTATCCAGCCATGCGCCAACTTTCGCGCATTCAAGCTGCCGTTCTAAATCTTCGATTCTTTTATCCGCAGTCAAAAAATCATCAACAAGTCGTCTTAGTAAATCTGGCAGTCTATCTATTGTTCTTTCGTTCACTTCCTTCTCCTTAATTAAATTGGTTCAGCTAACAAAGCATTGCAGCGGATAAACCGCTGAATAGCGGGGTTATACGCCTTTGCTGTTTAAGTTAGCCCATGCCTTCCACTTAGTTAGCGCCGAATGGAATCGCCAGCTTTGAATAATTCCAAAACTCATTTTATAGGGTAGATGTATGCCGCCATCAAAAACAGTGTTTGCAACCCAGTACTCGAAACCATTAGATTTATCTTCCAATGTATGCTCCCCGCACCTAAAGTCTAGAGGCCTTGATTGCAAATCGTTTATTAAATTATCAACAACTATTTTCACTGCTTTACTCATATTATTACTCCGTTATTAGTAGCCGCATAACAACCACATCAACTGCGATTGCTTATTCGCTGCGCTTCATTCATACAAGTTAGCTACCATGTTAGTGTGCCACTAACTTTCCGCCTTGCGCTCTTTCAACATCATTAGCAGTCATGGCACCAATTAAAAAATCTTGCTTAACGTGATCGTCAAATTTAATTAATTTAGGACCAGTGATTTCTTTATTTTCATGATCCAGATAAACACCATTGTTTTTGTCGTTTCTAATATGTTTCATTTTTCTCGCCACTCCATAACTGTATTTTCATCATCATGTTTTTCATTTTTGTATGGCCCAGTGCCTTCATCATGCCAGCAAATACAATCAGGCTTTCTAGCGTCTTTTGCTTTGCATTCTGTTTGCCTGTAATAATATTCAAACTTTGGGTTATTGTTCATAATTATGGTCCAGTTATTAATCACACTAACAAGCAATTCTTGCGGACGGCAAAAAGCGCCGCCACAAAATACAGTCGTTATCCATTACTTACCCCTTATCATCTTTAGTTGCTATCAACACTGGCAATAACATTAATATCAATGCCATTGCGTTAAGTAAAACCGATTCAAGTGTTATCATAATTTATCCAGTAGTCCTGATTTACGCACTTTCTTTATTTGATCTGACCATTGTTTGGCTATGCTTTTCAAATCTGTCATATCCTGCAATATCATTCTTGACATTATTGAGCCACATAAGAATAGACGTCTTAGTTCGTGGTTTTCGGCTTTACGCTTCTCTTTCATCATGTAATTAGGATTCATTTTTCCATCCTTTGATAATGGTTAAGGTTTGACCCGGCAGCGATTTACTTATCAGTTTTTTCTCAGCACCATCTAACTCCGCTATCAATTCATCGAACCCGTCTTTGTCGTCATTCTCCGTGAATCCGATAATCTGGCTGATATAATCTTCTAATATCTCACCACCATTAACGACCAGTTTGTTCACTTTAGTGCGTCTATCTGTCTTTTCTCCTTTACCCCCTGACGCTGCTAAGGCGTTCCAAACCTCTAACGGCACTGTCTTACTTAGGGTTAGCATTTTTAAGCCTGTAGGGGCTTCTAATGCGCTTAGAAACGATTCATATTGCTCCGCAGTGTAGGGTTCTGGTGTTACTTCCATCGGCAAGCTTTCACCAGCATAAATATAGTGCCCAAGCCCAAACATAGCGATAGCCTTAACTAAGCACCTCATTCTGCAATTAGCTATCAAGTCAGAAGACGGATTAAGTACGGGCTTGTTCTGGTGGTCGGTAACAGCTAACCACATCTCCCTCGTTACCTCACCTACAGTAAGCCTAACCCACACCTCACAACTATTATTAGGTAGCCATTGAATAGGCTGAAACTCATAATGCGAATCAGGGTACTCTTCCATTAATGTAGCCCACGCCCACGTCCAGCTTAGATAAGTAAACCGACCCTTAGTAGCCGTGTGCTCATTAACATTAATTGCTGATAGTGTTTCCCATATTTCAGCGTGTTTGCTCATTTTGTTTGCTCCGTTATTCGTTGTTCTTTTTCATACTGGAAGCCATAACCTCTATCATAGGCTTTAGATTGACCTTCTTTATGTCTAATGCCTCTATCACAGTCCATAACGCCTTGCTGGAAGTCTGCCATCGGTGTTTCAAGCTCAGCCATACAGTCGTCGCATATAAAAGCCATATCGTCTTTAGGATGCTCGGATGGTGGAAAATAATCGCCATCTAATAACCTATCGCATTCCATACATAAATACATACTCATGACAATTCTCCGTCTAGTTGACTTTGTTTTGCTCTTTCGTAAAGATCGTTTTCATGCTGATCTTCTTTAAGTTCTTCTAAATAGTCGCTGATGCGCTCTTGGGCTTCGCTCAAAATATAGTCTTTCAGCGTTTCACAACGCATCATTGCCATTACTATTGCGTTGTTGCTTGGAAGAATAATCGAGTCGTCGTCTTCAAATACTAACCACACGGTCTCAAAGATCAATCTATCGCCGACAACGCTAATTTCAGCGTCGATGTTTAGACCTATAGGAAAGCCAAAGTCGTTATCATCACCGCCGATTTTAAATTTTGCATAAAACTCAACGCCAGTTGTTCCAGCCTTTCCGCTAATGTCATTAATAGCTAAATTCATTTCATTCCCCTTTTCATTTATTAAAAAAGGTATGCCGCATCTTCACGGCTTCGATCTATTAGTGTGTTAAAACTGCAACCATGAGCCAAGCCAGCAAGCTAGCGAGTACAAGCACTGTTGATGGTGCATATACCCACTTATCCAGCCGTTGCCGTTTAATCATCTTTTTATATGCTGAATTCATATTAGTTTCTTTTCGTTTATCTTGTAAACAAATATACACGCATTACAGGGAATGTAAACAATTATTTCATTTATTTTTAAAATGTTTTATTTAAATTGATACTTGAATTGTATACAGTTATGATTATAATGTAAACTTCTAAATACGAATAAGTGCTAAAAATGTTAAAAAGAGATGAA